GTCCGGGATGATCTCAACAGCGGTGACCGCGTTCACGTCGCTTTCACTGGCGATCGATGGGGGATAGCGTACTATCCTGCCGGCCGCTCGCTTCCCATCTTCCGCCCGTTTGAGTCGCGCGATGCGGCCGTGGCGTTGATCGCATCGAGGCGTCCATCATGAGCTGGAAACCAAAATTCAAGTTGCTGGAAGGCTGGCTGGTTGACCAGCCGTCTTTTCCTGCCCGTCGCGAAGCCGTGGCTTACTGCGTAGCGGTCGCCGCGCAGCACATGGGCATCATCGACTTTGACGTGGTGCGCCGCAAACAGCCGGCTAACAGCTCGTTCGTGGGCCGTTGATGGCCCTGCACGAGCAAAGCACCGGCAAGACGGACGAGTGGTATACGCCGCCGCATGTCTTTTACGCGCTTGGCTGTATGTTTTCCATGGATGTGGCCACGACGAATCCACCTGTGCCCTGGGTACCTGCGCTATCACATCTATGGAGCAATAGCCTGGATCAAGCCTGGGAAGGCTTCATTTGGATGAACCCGCCTTTCGGTGGCCGCAATGGGCTTGTGCCGTGGCTGGAGAAGTTTTTTGAACACGGCAATGGAATTGCCCTGGTGCCCGATCGTACATCGGCACCGTGGTGGCAGCGATTCGCGCCGCAGGCCGATTTGTGGTTGTTTGTGGCACCCAAAATCAAATTCATCGGGATGGATGGCAAACCAGGCGACTCGCCAGCACAAGGGACTTGCCTGTGGGCTAAAGGTCCGACTGGCGTAGAAGCCTTGCGCCGCGCTGCCGATTGCAAACTTGGAATCTTAGGGAGGCCAGCATGATCCACTTCTCAGACCCCGAGTCCCGCAAGCTCCTTGAGGAGCGCAAGGCGCAGCGCGACAACGAGCTCCTGTTGGGCCAGGTGGGCGAGGCAACTTATTTGCGATCGCTCATGATCCTGGGTTACCTGCCCGACGAGGCGCGGACCGAGCTCAAGCTATTAAGGATGAAGTGATGCCTCCGCTTGACAGTCTGCACGGCTGCATTTTCGCGGTACTTGGAACGCTCGGCGCGCTCTGGGGCATCGCCTTGCTTTTGCGCTGGGTCTTTGGGGGGTAAGCAGTGAAAATATGGCTCTGGCTTATCTTAAGCCCGTTCTGCATATCCATCGGAGAATTTGTAGCAGCGATGGCTACGATGCCATGCGCAACCATCACGCAAAGCAATCGTCCCCATAAGGGACCGGAGGACTGAGAGGTGGTAGTAGAAAGATTATGGGAAATCAAAGATTTTGATGTCTGTGTTTGTGGTGACTACCGGCATCAGCATGTAAACGGCATCGGGAAATGCACATTAGGCAGTCTTTGCACTCCCTCTGGATGTCAGAAATTCAGGCTGCATTACGTAGCAATGGAGGTTCCATCGCCATCCAAGAGCGGGGCGATTGAGGCTGCGGTTCAACGGACCAAAGAAGCCTGCGCAATGGTCGCTGACCGGGCGGCCGAACGATATGCTGGCAATGCTTCACGCGCAGCTATGGCAGAAGAAATCGCTACCAGCATCCGCGCGCTGATCCCCGCACCAGAGCGGGCAGCACAGGGGGATGTGGCGGAGACGGCGGCGAAGCACAAATGATTCTCATAACGCGCAACGAAGGATGGCGCGAGAAAGGAGCGGGCAGATGAACATTCTGACCCTCGACTTTCGAAACGTACTTCGACGACGAGTACACGTTGAAGAAGATGACGACGGAAGAATACATCCGCGATCCCAGGTTTGAGGCTTTGGGAGTCGGCATCCGGTGGACGGATCACCGGGGCGCACGCTGGTACGCGGAAGATGGAATCGCGCAAGCGCTTGGGGAAATACGATGGGACAATATGGCTGTCCTTTGCCACCACGCTCACTTCGACGGCCTGATTCTCTCGCATCACTACGGCATCAAACCGAGGTTCATCTATGACACCCTCTCAATGGCGCGGCTTCAACTTGGCAACCATGTGTCGGTTTCCCTCCAGTCGCTCGCGGACCACTACGGGCTGCGGGCGAAGAACGTTCCGTATGATCTTTTCCGGGGGAAACATTGGGCCGATCTTGGCCCTGATGTACGTAACGCTCTGGCTGACGGCTGCCTCCATGATGTCGGACTCACCTGGGACATCTTCAACCGACTGGCAGCTGGTTTTCCTGCAGAAGAATATCAGGTGATCGACCTCACGGTTCGGATGTTCACCGAGCCGCAGCTGACAGGAGACGTCAATGATCTCGCCGCGGTCTGGACCCACGAGCAGAGGCGTAAGGCAGCGTTACTTGCAGAACTTGCGGTTACGTCTGGCGATCTGCAATCTGCAGCTGGCTTCGTTGCGCTGCTTGAGCGCGAAGGTGTGGAAGTCGAGACCAAGCAGGGCAAGAACGGGCCGATCCCGTGCATAGCCAAAACCGACGACTTCATGCAGGCACTTCTGGAGGACGACAATGAACGAGTCCGAACCCTTGCCGAAGCAAGGCTTGGCGTCCGATCTACGCTTGATCAGACTAGGAGTGAACGTCTTGGGTTTATGGCTACCCGCGGGGCAATGCCTGTCTATCTCAGCTACTGCGGTGCGCACACTACCCGATGGTCAGGTGGCGATCGCGTTAACTGGCAGAATTTTAAGCGAGGATCAGCTATCCGCCGAGCTGTTAAAGCTCCCCCAGGCTACCGGATCGTGAAGGCGGACAAGTCACAGATCGAATGCAGGATACTCAACTATGTCGCAGGACAATGGGACGTTATCGAACGATTCGCAGCTGGCGCTGACCCTTATACTGGTATTGCGTCTAAGTTCTATGGTCGCGAAATTACGCGAAACGACCCGGCAGAGCGTGGAGTTGGAAAGCAGCTTGAGCTCTCTTGCGGTTATGGAGCCGGAGCTGACACGATTGTCCGTACCGCTAAACGAGGCACTTATGGTCCTCCGGTCATGCTTAGCCAGTCTGAGGGACTTGCAGCTAGAGATCTGTACCGGGCAACACATCCAGGAGTCGTTGATTACTGGAAGCAAGCCTCGCGGATGATCTCGGCACTGGCTGGCACCAATCAAGCGATCGCCTGGGGACCGCTAACCGTCGACACCGACGTGATCCATTGCCAGGGCATCCCGATCTGGTACCCGGAGCTGCATTACCATCGCGACGAGGAGACCGGGGAGGATTACTGGCGCTACAAGACCCGCAAGGGCTGGGCCAAGCTGTACGGCGGCAAGCTGACGGAGAACGTGGTGCAGTTCATGTCCCGCGTGGACATGTCGCAATCCCTGCTGCGCATCCTCTCTCGCACCGGCATCCGTCCCGCGCAGCTGGAGCATGACGCAGCGGTGTGGGTAGTCCCCGAAAGACTGGTTGCGCCATTTGAGAAAGTTGTTAGAGTGGAGATGACGCGGGCGCCGACATGGCTGCCAGATATTCCGCTCGACTGCGAAGTCAGCATAGGGGAGACGATGTAATGCCAAGCAAATCACCCGCCCAGAAGCGCACGATGGCCGCGATCGCCCACGGCTGGAAACCGCCGAAGGGAAGCAAGGTAGCGAAGATCCCGAAGAAGGTGGCGAAGGAGTTCAACCAAGCGGACAAGCGGAAGGGGAAACGTAAATGAGCCTGACCGAAGCCCAGAGCACTGATCTCGGCGCCACGCTCGACGAGCGCGAGAAGACCTACGGCGACTTCAACGAGCTCGCCAAGGCCATCCAGGCCCACAAGTCCGTGCTGCGCGCCTCGCCGGCCTACCCGAAGATGACGGCGGTGCAGCGCGAGTGCATGGAGATGGACATCGTCAAGAACTGCCGCATCATGTACGGCGACCCCTTTCACTTCGACTCCTGGCGGGACAAGGCGGGCTACGCCATGCTGGCCGTGGAGGAGTTCCATCCGCGCGCCGACGGGCGGAAGATGCAGGCCGCCGCCAACCCGCAGACTCCGGTGCAGCTCGAGCAGGCGGTGACGCAGCAGTGAAATTCCCCGTCCTATCCCATACCTTCCTCAACGACTGGGACAACTGCCCCAGGAAGGCCGCGCGCAAGTACATCCTCAAGGATCTGCCGCGGGGAGAGCAGACCGAGCAGATGAAATGGGGCGACGACGTCCACAAGGCATTCGAGCTCCGCATCAAGCACGGCACGGGCTTCCCCAAGGGGATGGAGCGGTTCGAGGCGATCGCCGCACCGCTGGCGGCGGCCGGCGCGCAGGCGGAGAAGATGCTCGGCATCGACTCCAGCGGGCGAAGCTGCGACTTCTTTGCCGAAGACGTGTGGCTGCGAGGCAAGATAGAC